CTTTGATAAAGATAAAAATTCAGTTGGTATAAATTGCTTCCCTGTAAATGATGAAAGTTTAGAAGTTGGTGGAATGGTCGTCAACGGTGTAATTCTTGCAGAAAATACACAAGATACGGCTAGAGTATCATTAATAGATGATGTAAGCAATTATAAATTTATAGATATACAATATAGGGACAATGACAATACAGTAAATTCTGTAAGAGTTTATGACCCAAACGGAAAAACGGCGTATTTAATGATTTCATACCCTTATCAAAATGGTGTGACTTATATTAAATCTTGTTTAGTTCAAATATCAGGTAAACAAATTACGCCTGTAAATTATTCAAGTATGACAATTAGAAGCGGACAATCACCAACGATTGCAAATGCAAATTATTGTTATATTACAAAGGTAGTAGGCTATTAAGAGGGTGACATTATGGAAAATATTACATTAGGAAATGTTTTAGTAGTAATATTAGCAATAGCAGGATTAATTACGGCAGTAGGTGGTGCAACTGCGGTTATAAAAAGGTGGTGGACTAATTCAAAGGGTATGAAAAATCAAGAGCAAATAAATAAATTAGATAAAAGAGTTGAAAATGTAGAGTCTAAAACCCAAAGGTTAGAACGTCATCTGGACGAACAAGAAGAATTTACAAAGATTATGTGTAATTCAATGCTTGCTCTGTTAAATCACTCTATTACAGGAAGTTCAACAGAAAAGTTAAAAGAAGCGGAAGAAGAAATAAAGCAGTATTTAATTAATAAATAGGGCTAGAATTGATTTTTATATAATCAATGAATATTTTATCAAGAATAAAAATAAAAGGGCTTAAATGCCCTTTTTTATATTGTCTTAATGAATTCTAACGCTTCTTCAAATGTTTTAAATGTTGACTTATCTAATCTAACATAATCTTTACTGTCTATTTGGTGACCGTCTAAAGACCAATAATTAACGTCCTCACCATAGCAATTTAGCCAATGCCTTAAATCAAATTTTACATCACCTTTAGTGAAAGTATAACCATAGTTATTTACTAACATATAACTATCAACATTTTCACAACCTGCATTTCTTAATTCTTGCTCTTTGTTAAATACAAACTTACTCATTTTTTCTTTACCTCACTTATTCTATTGATTTTGTTTTTACTAATCTATTATTTATGTATGCTTTAACATAACTACCATACCACGCCACATTATTAATGTAGTTTTCGATTTCTTTTCTTGCTTCCTGCTCTGTGTTGAATTCGTTTTCGTATTCTTCTTCAAGTTCGATTTCGCCACCCTCATATTGAGTATAAATTTCAACTTTTAATTTAATCATAAATATATACCTCAATTCTTGCTTTGGCTCTTAATTCGCCGTCTGTATCAATCTTACTTTCGATATAAGGCTTTATTTCATCAACTTGCTTCTCTAAATATTCACTTGGTATTGTTGGCTTGCCTTTTAAATCAATTACTTTAGAAGTATAATGTAAAACTCTAATTACTATTCTGTGAATTCTTGTAATATCGCTTAATTCTCTAATTGTCATATTGATTACCCCCTGTATTCAATGTCCCAATCGTCACCATACCATTTTGTTAAACGCTCTGCTACGGCTTCCATTTTTTCAACTGTCACATCTTTACAATCTTGCCATTCATAGGCAATCCCCTTAATTACATATCTAAATTGTTTCATATTCCCATTACCCCCTGTTTAATTATTTTGCTTCTTTAACTATAAATGGATTTTTACCCTCTGCTAAAGGATTAAATTCGACTTCAAATCCGATTGCTTTTACAAGAGATATTGCACCACTTAATCTTGCATTTCTTAAATTATATATTGCACTTTCTTTTGTTGCTTCTTCTCTAAATAACCACATTTTATATAACTTGTTTGCTATTTTCTTTGTCATATTCTTTACCTTTTATCTTTCTCACTCAATCTTTTTCCTGTAAGGCTTGTGACTTACCAATGGCGTTTTAAGAAAGCGTGCTTTATGGTGTAGCACTAACCTTTGATATTTAATTCAATTTCAATTTCTCTGCATTGAGATTTAAAATAATTGTATTCTTTTGTATTTAAGAAAAACCAACCCATATCGTCACAATGTCCTGTGTCAAAATCTCTTTCATCTTCTGTAATGTATTTACCACCGTCGATTAGATGTACAGGGTGTTTACCTGTTGTCTTAACGTCGTATATGTGCATTTTCTTTGTATCAAATTCTGTTCCTATAAATTTTACTGTCATATTTCTTTACCCCCTATTATTTAATACACATTTTACAAAATCTTTTGCTTGTGCTAAATATTCAAAACCTGATATTCTTTCGTTATTATCAAATACTGTATAACAATTCAAATCTTTTTTCCAATTACAAATCATAAAGTTTGTTTTAACATTATCTAAATAAACTTCATAATCACCATAATTCACCTTTTTAAATTCTATTTTTTTCATATATTCTATTCCTCAATCTTTCTGTAAGTTCCTTTACCTTACAATTCTATTTTACTACTTTTTTTAAGTAATTCAATACTTTTTTAAAGAATTATTTTAATATTTTAAATATTTTGTTTATTTTGTTAAGTGATTTAATGATTTTGCTTTAATTGTGTAGGTTTCATATTGCTTGTTATTTTATTCATTTATCACTCTACCTAAAGGTTTTTAATTTAAACTAATTATTTTCGATTTACTAATCACCCAAACCTTAATACCCTAGATTTCGACGTTTGCTTTTAGGTAGAGTAATCCCACAGGGACGTGAGAAAAAAATAAAAGAGGGTAATTTTACCCCCCTTTATTTTCAATACCCTGAGTTTCTTAGTAGCCCCACAGTGTATCGGTCACCAAGCCAAGATTATAATAATACTATAAAACATTTAACTTATTAAATGCTCTATACTATCATTACACGGTTTTATCAGCCCCAAACCTACTTGACCACCCTTGCATTTCTGCAAAACTGCTTCTCGCCATTAAATTTATATAGCGGTTTAATGTTTCCGCTTAACGTTCCTAAAAGTAAAGATGACATACTTAAAGCCGTTCGTTATTAAGTCAACGAAAACGTATCAACTTTTTAGCGTCGGCTTGACAGACCTTATGTTTATTATGGAAAACTTTATGCTTTAAAAACCAATTATTAATATTATAGTGCTATCATAAACTACCTTATGTAAAAGGCGGTAAATGATTACACTACTTATACTAATATATATTAAGGAAAAAGTAAATAGATTTTACTAAATCCTTAAATATATTTTTAATTCAATCGGTTTGTCGTTTGCAACTTGACCTCTTGTCGGTGTAGTTTTGGTATATTCTATTTTCTCAATAAATGATTTCAAGATTTCGTTTTTCTGTTTGCCTGTTAAGTTCCAATATTCATCTAATACCTTTTCTAATATAGGTATAGTTCTTAATGCTTTTTCTTCATCATCAAATGAAATATTGTTTAAGCCCTCTAAATTCGATTTTAAGGCGTTTAATTCACTTTCTAGGGTATTTACACGTTTAAGGTATTTTTCTTTTGTATAAATGCCCTCTTCTAACATTTCACAACATCTATCAATCATAGTTTCTTTTTTTGAAATTTCTTTTAATAGGATTGATTTTTCATTTTCGATTTGTTGTTTCTTTTTATTAAGTTCTTGACCTGTATTTTCTAAAAAATAATTAAAGTTCTGTAATTCTTCTTTTAATTCACCAATTAATTTATGCTCTACTAAATCACAATTAGATGATATATTACCACAATATAACGGACATCTATATACTGTTGTTCTTTTATCATCACTTTTAGTAAAGCGTGACATAGTTCTGCCACAATTACCACATTTTAAGATTGTTGCAAGTGGATTTACTAATTCTTTATTATTAGTTGTTTTACATTCACGTTGTTTTAACATCTCTTGCACTATACTAAATGTTTTTTCATCTATAATAGGTTTATGTTTACCTTTAATACTGTTTGCTTCTGCCTTTTTAGTATTGCAGTTTACATAACCTATATATACTTTATTCGACAGAATTCTTTTAATTGCTCTATTTTCCCAACGTTGTTGATTAATTAAACCTTTTATATTGTTTTCTGTTAAATAACGTCTTAAATCGCCTAATCCCCAATTCTCATAAGCAAATTTATTAAATATCAATCTTACAACGTCGGCGTTTTCATCTTCAACTAAAACAAAACCTTTATCTATTCTTTCTTTAGAATAACCAAAAGGCGGGGTAGTTCCTATAAAATACCCCTCTTTCTGTGCTTGCTTACGTCCTCTTAATAAACGTCTATTAATAATTTTGTATTCTCTACGGCTCATAAATAATCCAAATTCGAAAAAATCTTCGTCAAAATCATTATCACTAGATAAATCATAAATTTTATTTAAAGTTAAGATTTTAGTTTTAGATTTTTTAAAGATTTCTAATATTTCGGCTTGGTCGATTTGATTACCTCTTGATAAACGTTCAATTTCAATAACAACAACACCCTCATATTTACATTTTGATACATCATCTAATAATCTTTGCATTTCAGGTCGATTTTCTATACTTTCACCTGATACAACTTCTTTATATATTTCTTTTATTAATAGGTTATTACGTTTGCAATAATCTAATAGCATACGTTCGTGACGTGCTAACGTTTCTTCTCTTGTTTCTTCTTGGTCGTCACGGGATTTTCTTAAATAGATTGCTACATTCATTTACGTTTCCTTTCTTGATGAATGAATATAATTGAATACTGTTTTTATAACTTTTAATTCTTCTTCTGAATAATTAGTTAAGTTAAATTTTACTATCATTTCTTTTTTAATTTCGCCATAAATCAATTCATCTAAAGTAATATGAAATAAATTACATATTTTTCTTAATGTGCTTAATGATACATTTTCACACCCTTTTGAATACCACGCCGTAATTGTCGGTTGTGTAATACCAATTACTTTTGCTAGTTCACTTCTTTTCATATTATGTAATTCTAATAAGTTCTCTAAATTCTGTAAAAATTTCATTTCTTCCATAAAATCTATTCACCCTTACTTGCTATATATCATATTTATATATAAATTAATGTTTTTTCTTTAAATAATAATATAAACGTTCAAGCGAAAAAAATCAAATGTTCGTTCAAAAATTAAAAAATAAAATTAATATTTTAAATTATTTGTTGAATTTGTTAAAAGTTGGTAATATAATGAAAATAGAATTAAATAGATTTAAGAAATAGATTAAATTTATTTAAGTTCGGAAAAGGGGGGCGACAATATGAGGGATTTCGTAAATATTAAAATCGAAATGACAAGAGCAGGTATTAATGTAAGTGATGTTGCAAATGAAATGAACATATCACCACAAGCGTTATACCAAAAGATGAATGGTAAAACAGAATTTACTTTAAAAGATATGAATTTATTAAGAAGTATCTTAATGAAGCATATCGGCGAAAATCTAACTCTTGATTATCTTTTCGGTGGCAACAATGGTAATTAGACAAAAACCTACACAAGAAGTATTGGAACAAATCTATAAAGCAATTCAAAAAAATATTAATAATCAAGAGTGTTATTACACAGATGAAGAAATCAAAGCATTAAAGCAAAATAAACAAAATAATTTTATTAAAGGGGAAATATAAGATGAAACAATTAATATTATCAAACAATGAAAAAGAAGCATTAAAAGATTTATTAGATGAAGAAATAGAAGAAACTAAAAAATGTCAAGTTAGCGAAGAAATAATGTCATATTTAAGTAATTTAAAATGTATTAAAAACAAATTAAATGATAATTCGTTATCATCAGAAGTAAAATTAGGTATAAAAATAGGTCAATTAAAAGATAGATACGGATTTAAAGATATTTATAATTTTATAGCAGGTAAAACAAAAGATTGTTTGTTTTATGTTGATGTTAAACCTTTATATGATGAATTCGGTTATTTAGAAGTAAACGAAGTAATTTTAGCAGTTGGAAAAGAAATGTTTAAGGAAGAAGAAAATGAAAGTATCAAAGTATGAAAAAATAATTTTAAAAATGCGTGATGAGGGAAAAACGTTTGAAGAAATAGGAAAAGAATTCTGTATAACTAGAGACCGTGTAAGACAAATAGAAACAAGAGCAAGACAAAAAATATATAACGACTTAATCGAAAATCAACAATACGATAAATATTTATTAAAATTATTACCTGACGGTGATATTGAGATTTTAGGTTATTATGACGATATGCCACAAGCATTTAGTTGTGTATATCATAAAAGTTATAATCCTAGTGAAACAATAGAAGAAAATTTATTAAATGCTTATGAAACGTGGGAAAGGTTGACACAAAAAGCGTATGACAGAAATCGAAATAAAAAAGATTGATTGGACTACACATTGTCTAAAATCAATTTATCATCAAAGCAAAAATGAAGAATTTTATATTAAAGTATTTAATGTTGGTGAGTATGAGCCGACAGGTTTTATAAATGCTAAACAATTATGTTTTGATTGTAGATGTTATGACGGACAGGGTTATAAAACAGAAAGAAGTTATTTAAGATGTTGTTTAATTGGTAGGTTATACAAAATAGTAGAGATACCAAGAAAATTTAAAGAAAGCAAAATAATACCAATGAGTATATTTGATTTTCTAGGTGATTAAATATGAAAAATTTATTTGGTGAAGAAGTAAGACACTAGAATTCAATAATAATGTTAAAAAAGGGAAAAAACATTATATACCTATGCAAAAATTACACGGCTATAAAATAGGTTTTAAATGTAAAAATTGCAAACATTTTTTAAGATATAGAAATAGAGATAAGTCATATTTTAAATGTAAATTATGGTATATATCAAACAGTGAAGCAACAGATATAAGAGCAAATGCAACGGCTTGTAATCTATTTGAGGTGAATAAAAATGACTATTAAAGGGTTTGAAAAAATAGATAAAATTTTTGATAAAAGATTTATAAAGTCAATAAAAAAATGCACCAAAAGGATTAAGAAACTAAATAAAAAAATTTTTAAATGGTTAAAGACAACAGATTTTAGTAAATTAGAGGTGGTCGAATGGCACGAAGAATAAAATATTTTGCAGGTCAAAAGGAAACACAACCAATTAAAGATGTAAAGCAATTACAAGCCTTATTATATTACTTATTAAGTAAAGTTGATAAGGCTAAAAGTGATGTAAAAAAATATCAAGCAGATAGAAATTATATGCTTGTATTAGTTGGATTAAATACGGCTTTTAGAGCCGAAGATTTATTGCAGTTAAGAGTTATTGATTTAAACGGCTATGTATCTATTAAAGAAAATAAAACAGGGAAAATGCAAAATTTTAAGATGAATAAAGAATTTCAAAAAGAAGTTGACGCTTATGTTGAGCGTTGGAATTTATCTAAATATGATTATATGTTTTTAGGACAAAAGAAGATTGTAAACGGACAAAAGTATAATTTACCAATCAATAGACAACAGGGTCATAGAATTGTAAGCCGTGCAGGTGATGAAATAGGAATAAAATTTGTGTTTGGGTTACATTCATTAAGAAAAACATTCGGTTATCAATATATTAATCGTGGTGGTAATGTCTTAACTCTGATGAAGATGTATAATCACGATAGCCCTGATGTCACATTAAGATATGTATGTTGGGGTAAAGAGGACGCAGAAAAAGAAAGAGAAAATACTTATATAGGTGTAAAGAAGCGAGGTTAAATAATATGAAACTATTATTATATTGCACAAAGGCAAAGCCTTATTTATATTAGGTTTTATTGTACTTGTTATAGTAAGTTTGTTTATTATATTTGAAGTATATTTATGGGTGACTTATGGCAATAAGCCAATAGAAGAAATACCACTATGGGTATTATGGTTTTTATGGGGAAAATAATTACTTAAAAAGTTAAAAATACGTAAAAAAGGCTTACGGTATCATTTTTAAAATTAAAAAATAAATAAAAATATTTAAAAACGGCTTGATTAAGCCAAAATAACATACTTAAAAGCATAAAACAAAAATTATACACTTTTAGTGATTATGTATCATTTTTATTTATTAAAAAAAGGGGGTTAGTATGGAAGATGAATTAGTTGAATGTGCTTTTAAACAACAAGCAAAAAGAAAAAACTGTGTTGCATATTGTAAATATCATAAATGTTATTTAACTATAATTCATTTAAAAAATATGAAATGTTTACAAAAACAATGCAGATATTTAACAAAAAAACTTACACATTTGTTTTGGATTAAAAGAGCAGAAAAAAAAGAAAAGAAAAAGGCGAATAAAAAATGAAAGATGAAGAAATAAAAAAATATTTAGGTAAAAAAGTTAAAATCACTTTAGCAAATTGTTATAGAGAAACATACAAAGGTATATTAAAAGTTGGTTATACGAAATTGGGTAGTGAATGGGTAGGGACAGGCTATCATTTAGAACGTAAAGAATATGATATAGGATTTAAAAAATCTTATATTAAAAAAATTGAGGTAATAGAAGATGAAAAGAACAATTAATGAAATTTATAATTTATTATTACAAAAGAAAGAAAATGCTTTAAATGATTTAACAGGTGAACAATTAAGAAAATACCCTAGTAATAAAAAAATATTAAAATTACAGGGGGAAATTGAAGCCTATACAGATGTAATTAATCTAATTGAAACAAGTGAGGTTTTAAATAAATGAAAGGACTAGAAGCGTTAGATATAATAGCAAAAAATGTTGAGATTAAAGAAGAAAAAAATGACACTTTAGTTAGAAATGCTCATATAGTAGTTGAAAAGGAACTAAAAGCATTAGAAGTATTAAAAGAATTGTTATTACTTGAAGTAAGAGAAATAGGTGGCAAGTATTATATTAAATATAGGAATTTAGAAGAAGATAACTATATTGATTATGAAATATCAGAAGAATTATATGAGGTATTAAAATGAAACCTTTAGAATTTATGGTTGAAGAAAGACACGACAAAAAAAATAAAGAAAAGTATTATGCTATTATATTCTTTTATGATAAAGGAATAACTAAAGAAATCTTTACTAATGATGATGATATACTTGACGCAGTAGAATTAAAGAAGCATTATGCTATTACCGATACTTACGGCTATGCAGTAATAGATGATAGAAAGGGATTATAATTATATGTCACAAGTTAAAAATGAAAATTATACAGTAATACAGGGGTTTATGATTAATGAATTAAACCTAAAAGGAAATGAATTATTAATATATGCTATTATATACGGTTTTAGTCAATTAGAGGGTCAAGAATTCAACGGCACTTTACAATATCTTGCAGATTGGTGTAATGCAACAAAACAGGGCGTTATTAAATGTTTGAATTCATTAATTGAAAAAGGTTTTATTGAAAAACAAGAAGCAATTTTAAATAATGTTAAGTTTATTTCATACCATACAACAAAGTTTAATAGTGTTAAACAAAGTTTAACGGGTATTAAACAAAGTTTAACAGGGGGTATTAAACAAAGTTTAACTATTGATAATATAAATAATAATAATAATATAAATAATAATATAAATAAAGAAAATATACATATAAAAGAAAAATACGGTCAATATGGACGTGTTAAATTAACTTTAGATGAATACAATAAATTAATTAATGAATTCGGAAAAGAATACATATGGAATATTATAAAAGCTTTAGATGAATATGTTGAAAGTAATAATAACAAGAATAAATATACTAATTTTAATTTAGTTATTAGAAAAGCAATTAAGGAAAAATGGTTTAATATATCAAATCCTAGTAATGATGATAATAACGGCGGTTTTGAAGAATTATAAAGGGTGAATAAAAATGACAAAATATAAATTACCATTACATATTAAAAATTATGTTAAATGTGAATTATATAATTATCATAAAAATAAAATGATTTTAAAAGAATTAGAAAAAAAGAAATCATCAGAGATTGCAATAAGACCTATGTTGATTGCAACACAAAAATTATGCCAAATCGAAAATGTTTATAATAATTTATCTAAAGAAGAACAAGAATTAGTAGAAATTATATTTTTCAAGAAAACAAATCAAGCGAAAGCAGAAACCTATTATTACATATCTAAAGACGCATATTATAATATGATGAATAAAATGTTATATCTTACGGCGTTGGAATTCGATTTAATCTAAAAAAAATCCGAAAATTTAACATAGTTAAAGATTTATAATTAAAATAGAGGTGATAAAGTATGAATAATAAAATTTATGATGTTTTAAAATATATTTCTGTAATCGGTGTGCCTGCCGTTGTATTATTTATTAATACATTAGGTCAAATATGGAATTGGCAACATACAACAGAAATTACGGCGACAATTTCGGCTATTGGTGTTTTAATTGGTGCATTAATTCAATTATCAAGTGCTAAATATAAAAAGAGCCAAAACAACGAAAATGAGGAAGAAGAAAAGCAAGAGGATTAATTATATTAAGACATAAATTGAAGCGTCTTAAAATCTAATTTAAGAGGTGGCAATAAATGGCAATAATGAAATCTTGTAGCCGTTGCGGAAAAATCCACGCATACAACTATAAATGCTATGTTGGTAAAGTATATAAGAAAAACAATATAGATAATTTGCGTTCAAGTTATGCGTGGACGCAAAAGGCGGAAGAAATAAAAAAAGCAAGTAATTATTTATGTGCTATATGTTTACAAGAGGGAATTTATAATTATAAAGAATTAGAAACACATCACATTATTAAATTACAGGACGAGCCTGACAAACTATTAGATAATTATAATTTAATATGTTTGTGTAAATATCATCACAGGAAAGCGGACAACGGGGAAATAGAACAAGATTTATTATTAAGGTTAGCAAAAGAAAGGGAAGAAAAATGACTAATAAAGAATTTCAAAATAAATGTATAGAATTAGTTAAGGATTATACAAACGAGCATTTAGATAAAACAGATAATAAAGTAATTACAGATAATGATGTTTATATTGTTTGGGTATGTAAGACTTTACAAAATCATAAAGCATTATTAAGCACAACATTATATGACGGAATGTATTATGAGATTACATATAATGGTGACAAGAACGAATTATATTTTGACGCATATAAGAAGTTTGAAAATAGATGTATTAAATTATAGAGGTGTAAAATAATGGAATTAAAAGACACAGTATCATTAATGACAAGTGCAAATTATAAAGAAAGATTTATTGCAGAATATTTACAATTAAAGATAAGATACAATAAATTATTAAATATGCTTATGAAATGGGACAGGCAAGAATTAGATTTTAAACCTGACGTGCCTAGAATGGTATATAATAAACAAATTCTATCAATGGGTGAATATATAAAGACTTTAGAATATAGAGCCAAGATTGAAAACATTGATTTAACACAATATAAAGTTTAAAAACGCAATCTAACAACTAACAGAAAATAACCCCCCTATGTTTTGGAAGAAAAAAACAAAAAACGACCAAGAC